AAGGCACATCTTTCATCTTCACGCCTTTGAGCTTGTCATTTACAATTTCGCTTACCATAAATCTATAGTCATTCTTAAAGTCACCTGCGGCATTTTTAAAATGTAGCCCAACTGGTGCTTGTTCTCCGTTGCGTTCTTGTCTCTTAACAGATATATCTGCATTTTCTTTGTACTCGCCAATGTTTAGCAGTATTTTTAGTTTTGCTAAGTTAGGCATACCAAATGTACCAATGTAGTCTGCAACAGGAGTTCCGAACTTTGCTTGTAGCACAACACTCTTGTCCTCTGCAAGACCATCAACTGATGTAGCAGTATCTGTTCCTGTAATTTTAATTAGGTCAATACAACCTAAGTCATAGCTGTGTTCAACTAAGTCTAATAGATAATCTCTCATTTGTTCTTCTCCAGTTTATAAATTTTCAATAGTAGCCAGTCCTTGTGCCGCCCTTATTGAACTAAGTTCGCCGGGCTTTTTAACCTCTAGCCAACTTATTCCATTATCTAGCTCATCATAACCTCTTACAACAGATCTAATTATTTCAAAACCAACTTCATTGCACACACTAGTCATTTCTTCTTCAGTAGTATAACAATAATACATTTCGTCTACTTTGTCAATACCTTTTGGATAATCACAGTTGTTATAGGTAAAAATTGCAACACCACCACTTCGCAAAACATTGTAAATTGAATTTAAGAATGTTTTTATTGTTGGTACAGTTTTAAAATTTAAATAATCAATTACAACAACGCATCCTATCTGTCCTTGTGGCAATTTGTACAAAGGATCTGCACCTTTTTCATACATACTGTACCAGTTAATGCGTCTTTTCATTACTGGATTGAATAAATCAGTATTTACAACACTAGGAAAATCCTCAGTTTCAACAATATACATCGGAGTGCCTGCAACTATATGAGTTGTGATTTCGCCGTAACCTGGTTGTATTTGACACACTGCATACTTTGCATGAATATGTGATGTAATTGCGTTTATCAATAATTGTTTGCTTTCTTCATTATACAATAAGTCACTCATTTTTAGCCTGCTGAGTTTTTCTACACGAGGCAATTCTACACTATGTTTTTCTATTTGCTCACTTTTTGTATAATATGGGATGGCAAGCTCTTTTACTGTTTGTTTTAGTCCTTGTTTGAATCTATTTAGATCGCTATCAATGTCCTCTAAAATTTTTAGTATCTCAAGATGTTTGCCTGAAATGCTGGTTTTTAGACCCGCAGTATCAAAGTCGTTGATTGCTAGATCAGTTTGCACAGAACTTAGTTGTTCATTTATACTGCGACGTATTAGATTAAAATCCATGTTTTGAACAAGTTTGTTGTATCTAACGTACTTCCGTAGTTCTTTAAGTATATCCATTATTCAAATTCAAATAGTGTGTTGAAAGTATTTGTAGTGTTTGTTTCGCTTGCCAAGTCCCATTCAAGAACATGTAATAAGTTATCTATCTTTTGATCAACAACAGTTGCTTCCATAAGTGCATCATCAAACGGCAGTTCTTTGAACCATTGTGGCAAGTGCATTTCATCAGTTGGATAGCCAATGCTGGTCCAGTTCAGTGGATTTGGCTTTAGTTTACACACAATAGTTTTCATACCATCAATAATCTGCTGACTGTAGTTGTCTGAATTCATCTTCTTCATAGTATTCCAATTCATACCAGCACGTACATGTCCAGGCATGTTTGCACGACCTTCACGTTCTTCCTTCTTGCTATACATAGTAAGGTTGTTGACACGTTTAGGTGAACCTTTTTCCCAAGCAGGACGTTCTTTGAAATCAAACTTGAATGCTTTGATCATCTCAATTATTTTTTCTCTGCCAGCACCAGCAAGTACTTCAACAAGCAATGTCATCAAAAAGTCTTGTATAACTTTTGGCGTATCACTACGTTTCAAGTCCAAGCCCATTGCTTTGATCTTGCCTTGCTTGCCTTCAATGTCTAGTCGCTTGCCTTCTAAGTCAAATATGTTTACTGCATACCGTTTCTTTGTAATAAACAATCCTCTATCAGCAATAAGTTCTCTACCACCTTTGATGATAAGTCCGTTGTCTCTTGGCACATGAAATGCTTGTTCCATAAATCTTGGCCAACTGTCGTTTAGTTGGTCACTGATGGCATCATACAGTTGTATACAAATTTCCTTGTTCCATTCCATAGTGCCAGCATCTATATCTTTCTTCAGTATTGGATATGCACTAAAGTACACACTATCTGTGTCGCCATAAATTACTGCATCACCAACATGATCATACTTTCCTGTTATGGTCTCATTCACAAAAGCATCCATGTGATGTGCAACTGCTCTGCCTGTAAGTGTTGTGCTTTGACCAATACGTTTATCAAAGAATCTACAACCAGGATTGAGAATAGCACCATACAAACTGTTCAAATTAATCTTCTTAACAAGTTGTCGCTTGTCCAAAAACTCTCGTTCATCTGGATCAGTTGCGGCTCTTAGTTTCTTTTGTATTTCTTGACGTTCTCTATACCAACGTGCAAGTAAGCCGGGTACAACGCCTTCTTTTTCATAAGTGAATATAGTACCATTGGCACTTAGCATCCACGGCTGATTGCTATCAAATATCAGTTTCCATAGCTCTGCGGCACTGTGTACACTTTCTTCGCCATTCTCCCAGTCCACAGTAATCTCTGTGCCACGTTCTTGTTTCATAACCGCAGTGTATTCTAGTGAACCAAACAAGCCCTCCCAAGCCATTGCAAAACTTGCTTTGTTGTTTATTTTGTTTTTGATATAGTTTTCTGTCATTATAGGACGCAGTTGTCCAACAATGGTTTCCTGTGCCATATTCAATGCTCTAATGGCTGATGGATACAAACTGTTAATGTCAATAGCACCAACATACTCATGTATACCCTTTTTAGGATATGCAACATAAGCACCTGCCGCCGCAGTATCATCATCTGTAAGACGTTGTGCTCTATTAGGCACAACCATGCCTTGTTCATGTGCTTCATTTATAATTGCTTGTTCTATAACTGCAACTGCACCCATTGTTGTTTGTAGCAACACAGTATTTGCATGTGCTAGTTCACTTGCCAATGCAATAAAACGCAGTTTCTTATCCATCTTGTCAAGCAGTGCAGTATCCTGTCTTGAATACTCTATAAATGTTTTAAAGTTTTGATTGTACAGTTGATCCAATGTCCCTTCATATGCCGTTTTCTTTTCATCAAGCTCATATTCACCAATGGCATCTAAACTATAACTGTGTCGTTCTTCATATGTGTATTTTCTGTACAGTTGCATATAGTCCATATGCACTCTGCCAATGGTATCAAATGTTACGTTTTCTGATCCAAAGCGTTCAAATGTACGTTTCTTGGGCAGTTGACTCCACAAACAAAAACGTCTGGTGTCGTCCTTGCTTAGTACTCTTGCAGTTCTGTTAACAAGATAGGGTATATCATAACCTTCACTGTTCCAACCACTGATGATATCTGCATCCTCAATCAAGTCCAAAAAAGTTCCTAACAGTTCTTCTTCACGTTCAAATAGCATTGTGTTAGGAAACTCATTGCATATTTCTTGTGCAGTCTCCCAGCTCATTGCTTTTGGAGGAACAACCAGTGTAACCAACTGCTCCATCCACTGCAAGTATATACTGATAGCAGTTACAGGATTGAAAGGATCTGCTGGCGAACTATAACCTTTTACAGGATCAAAGTCAACCTCAATATCAAAGAATGCAGTTTGTAGTTTAGGTGCATCTATGCCTTTGTAGTTTTCTTCAAAGCATCTAAACACAGGATTTATATCTGATTCAAAGATGTCTTTTCCGTTTTGAATACGCAATTCTTTACGAAATTCTTTATTGTTACGTGTTGCAAATCTACTAACTGATTGTCCATAGATACTTGTATGCTTGCCTCGTGGGTCAGCATAGTAAAAACAATAACTGGCAGGAAACTCTCTGTATTCTCGCCTGCCTTCTACACGTTCTACAACGTGTATTCTATCTTTTTCTCTGTCAAATAGTGCATCAACATAACTCACAGATTATTGTGTCCTTCCTGCAGTTGTAAGTATCTCGTCTAACACTTCTTGGTCTTCTTTTTCTGCAGTGTAGGTTGCCTTGTGTGCAATACGTATTGCTTTTTTAAGCACTGATGGTTTAATTTGCAGTTCTTCTGCAATTGCTTTTACTGTATCACTAAGTCCTTCGTTGAGTGCTTCTACTTCGCTCATAACTCCCATACCTTCGTTAATGATTTGTGTTAGTTTTGCTTTTTGTTCTGAATCAAATTGGGTCATCTAAATACTCCTTTTGTATAATGCATTATATAACAGTGTTGTGTGTATGTCAATATATATTTTGGTAAATTTTGGCACTTTAAAAACCAGGGTAGCGATATCTTGGTTCTAGGGCAGTACCCTCCCTAGCCTTATGGATCGGTCCTAAGGCTATTCTTTTCTAAGTTACGTGTAAGGCTCATTAATTTCATTGCTTCGTGGCTATGATAATCTCTATGTATTCTAACAATACTTGGTGATATATGATGTATGTCCATTTTATCTGTGGTATACAACATATGATCAGCTGGACGAAAACCAAATACCTTGGCTTGTGTTATTATTTCTAGTGCCGCATGTGGTTTTATAATATATCCATAACCCCCTATACTATATAATCCTCTATAATGCTTAAACTTGCCATGTTTTTTTCTTTCGTGCAAACTCCATATTCGTACATCTTCTGTTTGTGCCTTAAGCTCATCATTATATGTATCTCTATACGGATCGAGACTATCTAATTTAAGCACATCAGGAAAACGTTTCAGTACTTTTTTTGGTAATGGGCGTAGCATATATGCATCATGCTCTAATATCATCATAGGTTCTTGAGATTTGTAACACTCGTTCCACAAGAAATAATGACTCAAAAAACAACCAAGTACACCTAGTCTACCACCTTTCATCTTTGCCTTATACTGACGTAGTTTTAAACTTGCTAGTACTTCATGTGCATCTCTGCCATCTATTCCATGAAAGATCTCTGCATTTATACCAAACTCTTTTGCACGTGCGATACATTTGGAACCCATGGACATTGATATTTTGCTATTTTGTAATACAATTATTTTAGTTTTCATATACTGCTTTCCAACGTTCTATCCACTCAGATTTCATTGCAGATACTTCTGGAGTTTTATATGCACGTTTGGTAAACTTTTTTGTTTTACTTGTTTCTTGATAAACTTCGTCGTTGTTATTGCCAGTGGTTCTAAAGTGATCGTGAAAAATTTTACTTTGTAATCTTTTGTACGCATCTATAGCATATGTTATATCTTGGATCCATTGATCAACAGGATTTATACCAATCATTCCAAATGTTTCAACCCACAGTCTACTTACACAAGGAAACAGTGTGCTGTCAGGCAACTTGCCATTTGACTCCATACTAAGTAAACCTTTGTAGTCTTTGTGTGCAAGTATTTCTTGATCCCAACCTTGTGTACGCATGAATGCATCATCGTTCCAAATGAAGTACCATTCGCTTGTAATATTTTGTGCTAGGTAGTTGTAGTATTCGTGTAAACCTTGCCAGCCTATGCGTTCTATACAGTGTGTTTCTTGTGTTGCACCTGTGTTTTCAACTAGCATTTGCCACTGATTACTTGAAAAATAGTGATGGCTTTCTGCATCATCTTGGTCATATGCCACTGCTATATGAAGCAACGAAGGATCAGTGGCCATTTCCAGTACTGTGGTCACACTTTTTTTTACCATTGCAACACGTTTCCGTGTGGGCAGTAGCATTGTTATAAAAGGATGCGTCAATCTTTAGAACGTTGTTCAAGTTCTGCAATTTTAAGTTTAAGTTCTTCATTTTCTTTCTGAAGTTTTTCTAACTTGTATTTTGCATTGTCCGCTTGATTGCGATATTCTTGAGCCAAGTATTCATTTGTGTAACGTGTAGCATCTTGAGAATCATAGTTTGTCATACGTCTATTTAACGCCGTACAGCTGTTCACGCATTGTTTTTATGCTTTCATTATCAAAGCATCTAATGGTGCTTGTTTCAACTTTTGGAAATACACGTTTCAATTCTTTAGTGAGTTCTTCTTCGTATGCAGAACGATGTCGATTGCATTCTTGAAAACTTTCAAAGATATGTCCAGCATGTATCTTTAGATCAGGAGTTGTAGAACCTGCATATGTTACCAACGCAACTAGAAGCCAAGTCATTTTGTTTTGACGTTTTTAGCCTTACCACGTCTATTTTTGTCTGGGTCTTGTTTGCGTTTGCGATTGGCAGCAGTCTTGCGACCTTTTTTGCCAAGAGATTGTGCTTTTGATTTTGGTAAACACTTTGGCTTGCCTTCTGACTTACTGCCCCTAGCACAGTCGCCGCGTATTTTTCCATCGGGACCAAAGCGTACCCATTTGTCTTTAAACCACTTTTTCAGATTTTCGTCAAGGTCGTCTTCAAATACTAAGTTACCATCTGGACCTAGTTGTACTGCTTCTTTCTTCACACAGTTAGGAACACGTTTGCCGAACATGGTTTTCATGCCCTTCTTCTCGTAACCGTCCCAACATTTTTCGCTTAGTATTTCTTCTATCAGCATGTTATTTCTTCTTTGAATTGCCCCAGTTCTTGGCACCTTTTTTACGACACTGTACTAAGGCACCTGATGCGTATGCACTTGGCCAAACTTTATATCTTGATTTCACCTTGTGGTAACAAGCATCTTTTTTACCAGCGGCTTCGTCAAATTGTGCTTCTGTAATAAGACTAGCACTTTCGTTAAGTCCATCTACTTTTGCAGTCATTTGGTTGACAAGAAGTTTCAAACCGTCTACATCTTGGCGTAGTGCGGCAATGTCTGCTTGATCTTCATCGTTGCTAAGATTCTTTTTTGCCTTTGCAAGTGAAAGCAACACTGCTTCAAAATCGTTCTTTGCTGATGGATTGTTAGCACGAATCAAGTTAAGCATACGTTGTGTACGTTGATTGGTTGTTGGTAAGTCTGTCCCAACGTCTTCATTTTTCTTAGAAGTTTGTGAGGCATACTTGCGTTTTTCATAGTCACTTGGAATATCGCTTAGTTTTAGATTTTTAAGTTTTGGGTCTGTCTTATATGTGCCCTTTTCTTCAATCTTCTTTGTTTCTGGGTCATCATGGTCGTATCCAGTGCCCATCAGTCTATCGTGATGATCTTTCTTTTTAGGCTGAAAAGCTCTGTATTCTTTTTCATCACCTTTGTACATCATATGTGGCTCATACTCAGCATCTTCATTTTTATTTTTCTTCTTACCAAACAATGCATCTTTACGGTCTTGACTGAGTGGCTTGCCTTTACCTCTCATAGGATACTTGTTAACTTCGCCTTTGTTAACTTTCTTCATATGGTCCATGTAACCTTGAGTATAATCTTTGCTCATATTATTTTCCAAATACTTTACGGTATGCATACTTACGTGCATCTTCCGGTGATAAGCCTTGCTTCTCAAACTTTTTAGTATGCTTGTCTACCATTGCGGCATCATAACTATCTCCAGTTCTTTGCTTTAGTCTTTTTTCATCTTTGGTTGGTGTAAACAAATCAGATATTACACCTTCATTTCTCATAGTGTAGGCTGGTGAGGTTTTTTTCAACGTCTCAACTTCTTGTTCAAGTTGTTTGTAGTACTTGGTTGAGATCATATCACGGAGTCTTTGTTGTTCAGGCATGATGCTGCCTTGGGCACTGTGCATTCCGTTGATACCACGTATAACCATTGATTCTGGACTTGTACCATAAAGGTTTACAAGCATCTCAGCTACTTCACCGTGTTGGTTTTCGTCTTCAAGTTCCATTACTTTGTCGTAAAACTTTTTTAAATCATAATCAAATTCACTGGTTGGAATAGCTTCGTTCATTTCGCCTTCATAGATAGGAACAATTTTCTGTGCTCTTCCTGCTGTTGCATATAAACCCTGTATATATTTGTACATTGTTGATATTTGATCTGTTAGATCGCCATTGTCCATGTCGCTTATTTCGTTAATTTTTTCGTTCAAAGTGGCAATATCTTTTATGAATATGCGTAACTGATTGTGCATCTGTCTTGCTTTTACTTTTTCATAATCAGCAGTATCTTCGTCAATGTCAACCTTTACAGTGCCTTCTTTATCAACCATCTTCTGTCCAAAAGCCATCATCTTCATCAGGCTTTCTTTCGTAACTTTTATTGGATTTTTATTATCCTGTGGCATGTCAGGATCAAAATATTTGCCATCACCGTTTACAATATCCAACAAGTCCTGCATGTTTTTAGCACCAAAAGCAGTTCCATATTCTGGTAAGTGTGTGGCTACTCTTGACAATGCTATTTGCAAATTAGTATCTGTAACAGTTTCTGCTTTGTCCATAAGTTTCACTGCAATAGCACTTAGTCTTGCTTGTGCAGGATCAACTTCATAGTTTGGCGTAGCTTCTTGCATATGCACTTCGTTAATTTTCATTGTGTCGTCCTCTAGTAGGTGTAGTAATCGCATCAGCTCTCACTTACATAGTCGTTTGATCTTTGTATAAATGTTTCGCATGCAAGTACTGCATCTGACAGTTTACCAAAAGATTTTTTTGATTCTTTACCGTTAACTTTTACTCTATAACCATCATCTTCAGTGCCATAGATTTTCATTTCTTTACCGTCACTAGTTTTGTAACTTTTTACAGGCTCTGACAACATATCTTCGTTGTGTGCTTTCTCTATATCACCAAGGTAGTCCATGATTGATTTCTTCTTGCCAATACTATCTTCTTTGGTGACTTTAGTTAACTGCGTAGGGTCCTTCTCTCCTTCAGGATCAACAGGGCCTTCATAGCCTTGATTGTTTGTGGCAAGAGTTTGGGCAGTGCTTTTGTTTACTCCGTCCCATGATTCTTCGTCACCTGGGTTTGGTCCTTCGCCTAGCTCTTGCTTCATATAGTCTCTGCTGATGTCCAAATAGTCTAATGCCTTTATAATTTTTCCTTGCACCCATTCAGGTAGATTCTCATCATCATCTAGTATACCTTGTAGTTCAAGTGCCGCATCAGCAGCTCTTGCTAGATGATCTTTTGCGTTAGCACCTTCTTGATCATATTCATTATCATCATAGTCTTTGATTTCTTCTGCATCGCCTGCTATTTTTGCTAACATATCTGGCTCAATACTATCACCTACAAGATAACCATGTGTAGGAATTTTCTCTTCATCTCCGCCTAGCACCTTGCCAACACTTGGCATTTTGTAGTCTGCTGGAAGTTGCTTCGGCTTATAGTCTTTTTGAAACTGTTTAGTGGTGCCACTATCTAAAGACTTTGCACTTTCAAATGGAATATCACGATACATGTTTTCTAATATACTTGACATATCGTTTTGTTTCAAGCCTTCTGAAACGTTTGTGTTTGGCTTGAACTGGCGCTCATGTGGCTTACGCCCATTGTCTATTGCGTTTAATTTGCCAACTAAGGCAGCAAAACTATTATCCATTACTCTCTACTCTCTTTTAAAAAACTTTTTAGCATCCATCTGTGTTTAGCATGAGCATCTAATCGCTCAGCAATAAAATTTTCTATTCCTTTGTTCTTCTCTGCTTGTGCAGATTCAAACGATTGTTTGAGTATGGACTCTAACTTATAATTATCCTCAAGCAGTTCTTCCATCATTATCATTGCTCGCGGTACTTTAAGTTGTCCTTGAATAACACTTAGCTCTGAAAATCTTTCAAAAGATCCAGGTGTGTAAGTGTCTAGTGTTCTGATATATTCTGCAATTTGATCTATTGCATTTTCGCTGATTTCTAAGTATAATTCTTCAAAAAACTTATGGTACGATCTAAAGTGACCGCCTTCTACATTCCAATGAAAGTACTGGGCTTTTATAGCAAAAGCATATTCACTGGCCAATAATGTTTTTAGATCGTCTGCTAACATCTTAATTCCTTTATTAAGAGTATTTATCTATCAAAAAGG